GTTATTAATTTATTCAAATTATCACAATGACTATTTGTATGTTAATCAACAAGTTAAAGATATTGAAACTGGTTTAATTGGATATATTCAACAAATTAATTATAAAAATGAAAATAATTTTATGTTAATTGTTTCATTTAAAGGTAGTCGGAAAGGTTATGTAATTAATACTTTAAATAAATTAAGTATGATTTAAAATAAGTCCATCATCTAATATTTTTTTTTAAATAAAATTTTAGAAAATCTGAATTTCTCTAATCATTGGAACTTTATCCATATTAATTCTATTCATAAAATCTTTAAAAAAATCTTCACTCTTCTTTTGAAATACATAAGCATAACTCCAATTAACTTTATCTTGAAATTCTATTAGAAAATCTTCACTTAAATCATGTTTTACTAAAATAAAAACCCAATCAATTTTATCTTGAAATTCTCTTATGAAGTTTTCACTTAAAGTTTGTTGATATGAAATTTGACCCCAATTAACTTTATCTTTAAACTCTCTTATAAAGTTTTCACTTAAAGTTTGGTTCCGTGAAATATACCTCCAATCAACTTTATCTTTAAACTCTCTTATAAAATCTTCACTAAGTTTTTGATAAGTACTAACATTATCCCAATTAACTTTATCTTTAAACTCTCTTATAAAGTTTTCACTTAAAGTTTGTTTATAACAAATATTAATCCAATCAACTTTATCTTTAAACTCTCTTATGAAGTTTTCACTTAAAGTTTGGTTCCGTGAAATATTATACCAATTAATCTTATATTTAAACTCTCTTATAAAATCTTCACTAAGTTTTTGATAAGTACTAACACCACTATACCAAGAAAGTTTATCTTTAAACTCTCTTATGAAGTTTTCACTTAAAGTTCCGTTATTGGAAATTTGAACCCAACACACTTTATCTTTAAATTCTCTTATAAAGTTTTCACTTAAAGTTTGTTTATAACAAATATGAATCCAATCAACTTTATCTTTAAACTCTCTTATAAAATCTTCACTAAGTTTTTGATACATACTAACATAATCCCAATTAACTTTATCTTTAAACTCTCTTATGAAGTTTTCACTTAAAGTTCCTTTCTTGGAAATTTGAACCCAATTAACTTTATCTTTAAACTCTCTTATGAAGTTTTCACTTAAAGTTCCTTTCTTGGAAATTTGAACCCAATTAACTTTATCTTTAAACTCTCTTATAAAATCTTCACTAAGTTTTTGATAAGTACTAACATAATCCCAATCAACTTTATCTTTAAACTCTCTTATGAAGTTTTCACTTAAAGTTTCTTTCTTGGAAATTTTTTTCCAATTATCTTTATTATATTTTTTGATATATTTATCTCTTAATTCATATAATTCCGTTTTCATTATTTTAAAGTTATTGTTTAAATATTTTAAATTATAATATTATTAAAAATCAATTTTAATTTTAGGTTGATTTTGGTTTTTTTAATAATATTTATATTTTATTAAAATAAGTCCATTTTATAAATTTGTTTTTTAAAAATTAACTTAACATTTTTCTAGTTCATATTTCATTGCCATAATGTTTTTGACAATTCCTTTTTCACTAATTTTTTTTTGTAATATCTTACGGGTTTTTTTGTTGTCTTTCTTTTTTTTTCTTATTGCGTTGCTAATCAATTCAACTATCGGTTTGCTGTATCCCGACCATTGACAACTCCGTTTTAGTGCAAATGCATAATCCAATGCTGTCATACCTTTTTTATCTTTTTTATTCAATATACCCAAACACATTGTATCGTATTCCAACAATGTTTTTACACCATCGTCACTATGGTGTATTGCGGCTAAATGCAAAGCAGTTTGTCCTTTGTCATTTGTTGCATTTATTTTTGCACCATACTTTATCAATTCATGAATCTCATAAGTGTTATTGTCCATTGCCGATACCATCAACGGTGTATTGCCATCCCCTGCTTTAGATTCAATGTCTGCCCCGTACTTTACAAATAAATCAATTGTTGATTCTTCTTTTCTATATTTTTTATAAAAAAATTTACCCCAACCATAATTAGCAGCATAATGAAATGGTGTATATTGTAGACGTCCAGATTTAAGTGTAAAGTCTGCCCCATTCTGTAACAATAACTCTACCAATTTACGATTTCCGCTAGTTACAGCCCTGTGTAATGGTGTATCTGACCATCCAGGAGTTGGATATTGTATGTTAATTGTTCCCTCTTTAATTAATCTTTTTACAAATATTTCATCTTCTTCTTCATCTTCCGAAGAATACTCGTAATCCTCCGAGGACTCGCATTCATAATCAGAATCGGAATCGGACATAATGTTTAAAATAATTTTAATATTTTTCAGTTATAACTTTAATAAAAATCAATTTTAGATTGATTTTGGTTTTTTTAATTTTATTATAACAAGTCCCTTATTTAAGTTAATTTTTAAAAAATTAACTTAATTTTCTTTTTCTAGTTCATATTTCATTGCCATAATGTTTTTGATAATTCCATTTTCACTAATTTTTTCTTGTAATATCTCAAAGATTTCTTTGTTAGCTTCCTTTTTTCTTATTGCATTGTTAAGCAATTCAATTATCTGTTGGCCGTTTACATCCCAGTACTTAGTCTGTTTTTTTATGTAATACCAGTTGTCTGTATCACAAAACACATCCCATGGTTTTGAGTTTGATTGTGCATAATCCAACGCTGTCATACCATTTTTATCTTTTATATTTAAACACATTGTGTCAACATTGTATTTTAACAATTCCTTTACACCTTTGAGATTATGGTGCATTGCAGCTAAATATAAAGCATTTTGTCCTTTATCATTTTTTTCATTTATTTTTGCACCATACTTTATTAATTCGTGAATCTCACGATGGTGACCGAACTTTGCTGCTACCATCAATGGTGTAATACCATCCTTTGCTTTAATATTAACGTGCTTTGCAAAAAAATGAATTGATAATTCCCCGTCGACATATTGGCCTGCACCATAATTAGCGGAATAATGAACTGGTGTATATTGTAAAGGTCCTGATTTAATTGTTGGGTCTGCTCCGTATATCAAATATAACTTTATCAAAAATTGATTTCCTCTTGTTACAGCATCGTGCAATCGTGTATCTGACAATCCGGGAATTTCTTGTTTGTTAAGTGTTCCCTCTCTAAATAATTTTTTTGCGAGTTTTGGCTGCCAGTGGAAAGTGAGAGGACAGTTTTCATCAGCAGGATTAAACGATGATGATTCTTCATCACCGTATTCATCACTGGATGATGATTCTTCATCGTATGATTCTTCATCACTGGATGATGATTCTTCTTCATCCGAGGAGAATAAATCTGCATCAAAATCGGACATAATGTTTAAAATAATTTTAATATTTTTAAGTTATAACTTTAATAAAAATCAATTTTCGGTTGATTTTGGTTTTTTAATTAAAAATTGAGTAATTGTTTTACATTCACGATTTGTTTTTTTAATTTTAATAATTTTTGGTATTCTTAATTTAATAATTCGAGAAATACAACTTTTACTAATTTGAATTCCATTTATACATTCATAAAACTCTTTTAGATTTAAAGATTTTAAATTTAATTTATCTCGTGAATATTCATTTAATTGTCCTTGATATTCTAATTTAAACATATTTCTTGCAGATTTATAATCAAATGTTTCTGGAATAATAAATTTCTTAAACTTTTTATCTCCATTTTGAATTTTTTCAATTATTCCTTCGATATTATTATATTCTTTAATTAAATTTATTGCTCTTTTTGGTCCAATATTTTTTATTGTTGTTGTATAATCACAACCCATTAAAATACATAAATCTATAAATTGATTATGTGAAAGATTAAGTTCATTTAAAATTGCTTCATGATTATATTGTTTGATTGCATTTGTTTTAAAATTAAAATCATATAAAACATTTTTACAACCATGTGTTAAAAAATCTAAATCTTCTGTAATAGCATAATCAATTAAATTTTGTTGAAAAAAGTATTTAATATAAATATCACTTTCTCCATCACATTCATAATAAGGAATACCAAGATTTTTTAATATTTTTTTAAATTTTGTTATAAGTTCCCAATCAATTATAATTAATCCCTTTTCTTTTTTATTTAATTCCATTCCTAATTTACTAATTTCAAATTGTAATAATTGTTCTTCATCTTCGTCAGAACATTCTTCGAGTTTTTCTTGTAATAATTGAATTTGATTTTTGAGTTCTATTATTTTGTCTTCTTTTTTCTTTGAATCCTCTTTCCGTTTTTTAATTAATTCCTTCTTTTCATCACTTGGTTTTCCATCAAATACATATAATGGAGTAATTTTATTTTTTAATAATGCACTAATCTGTAATAAAAAATTTTCTAATAAGTGATTATTATTATAAGTATATCTATAAATATAAATACTTGTATCAATTGCTATAATTTTACCTTCTAAATTAGCTAATGAAATTTCTAAAATACCTTCTCTTAAACAATATTTTTTTAAGATATTATTTAATCCTTTAATACCCATAATATAAATTATAACTTTAACTTTATTATATATAATCAATTTTATATAATAAATTTTAATCTAAACTAATATCATCAATATCATAATCTTCTAATGGGAAATCATCATCATAATCATCTGAAATAATACAACCACCACTTTGTTCTACTTTCTTTTCATCTACTGATTTTGATGGTTGAACCATTGATTTGTCATCACCAGTGCTTACAAATTTCCCTTTTATATTTTGTAATAATAATGCAATGCTTGTAAATTTTGGCATTTTATATAACCATACTATAAATGTTTTACTAAAAATAAATCCAATAAAAAAAGCAATTACAACCATTCCAATTGAAAACATTAAAAAATTATCATATGAGTCTTTTTCTTTTTCAACATAGATTTGATTTTCTTCTTGTTCTTTATCCTTTTTAATATATGTATTATAATAATACATTGCTCCACCAAATAATGAAATTATAAAAAATAAAGATATTAATTCAAGTTTCATATTATATCTTATATAATATATCAATTATTTATTTTTAAATAATTGATATATTTTTAATTTTAAATACTTTGTTTTGCACTATCAACTCCTGCGCGAATAATTGTTGAAATTAATTCACGAATAAATGATAAGATTGCATTTTTAATTCCATTAATTAATGATGTTAATAAATCTTTTAATACTCTTCCAATACCGATTACAAGTTTTTTGAGTAAATTAAATATCATTATTATAATTCCACTTATTTTTGACCATATTCCGTCTAAGAAACTTCCAACAATTGGAAGACTTTCAGAAGCATTTTGTTTAAATTCATTATAAAACTCACTACCTTTTGGGATATCTTCTACTATTATAGTTAATGTATTCATTTTCTCTGGATATAATGAGGATTTATATACATGAGTTCCAGGAACATCAAATGTATATTCATATGTATCATATTTATATAATAATTTACTATTTGGAATAGTCGCATCTTCTATTTGTATTGAATGTCTAATATCATCATAATTTATAATTTCAATTGTGTCTCCTTTCTTTATTGTAATTGTTTCAATATTGAATTTGATATCTTTTATTCTTATATAATAACGAATACCACTTTTAGAGATATAAGGTCCTTCATTAATAAGACTTGCTACATAAAACATAAACCCAACTAATATAATAATTCCAAGAAATTTCATAATAATCACCTATATAATTAATTATAAAAATAATTTTTATTAAAATTTAAAAATGATATAAAATTAGTATATTAACATAATCTATAATACAAATGGTATTATTAGAGTGTCTTGAAAAAACAGCAGTATATTTATATACAAATGTTTATGTTCCATCATATCTTTTTTGTGAAAGTATGGTGAATGAATATAATCTTTTCTGGGAAGCATATGATTTAATGATTAAAATGAAAGACCCATCATTAAATGATAAACCAGATGTAAATGAATATGATATTAATAATGATATTATTAAAATTAACTATAAATATAAAGATAATAAATATGTATTATGTATTAAAAGAACATTTGCAGAATTTAATCTAAGTGATGTATATGATAAATTATTATCACAAACAAGTATTATTGAAGGTGCAATTATGGATGCTACACTAAATGATGAAACTAATTTAACTGATAGAGTTAATTCATTTTTGGGTAATAATGGATGTCATTTGGAATATACTAAACTAAAAGTACGTTGGTTATTAACACCAGAAGAAATTGGAAGTTTTCAAAAATTAGTTATTATGGATAGTATGTGTGAAGAATATGAATATACTAATATTGATGATTTTATTGAAATTGAGATGTTATAATAAAAGAATATTATTCCTTTATTATTTTATTGAATCATTGCGTTTGTCATTTCAGATGGGTCAAACGCCATTAATTGTGATTCCTTATCAATAAAACCACCATTCATTGGATTTTCATTATCATGTGTCCAAATATCATTTTTTAATGATTTTGTATTACTTAATCGTGTAGAATTTTTTTCATTTAATAATTTAAATTGTGCATCTAATGAATTAAAAGGTTTTGATGTTGGTTTTGTATCAAATAAACTAAATTTTTTTGGTTGTAATGCTACATTATTATTTATTTGAGTAACTTCTGATTCTGTTTTTGTTGGTTCTGTTATTTTTTCTGGTTTAAAGAATGCAGTTGAATCATCAATAAATCGTAATAAATCTTCTTTTGTTAAATCATATTCACTATTAATATGGTCACCATCTTTATCATTTAACATATCAACACGATATTGTTTATATGGATAATGTTGATATATTGGTTGTTTATTTTCTAATTCAATATCTGATTTATCTTGTGATAAATTCATATAATTCTCAATAACTTTCTTTTGATTGGAATATAATAGTGTAAATTCAATTACCATTCTTAATGCATATATCATAAATAATATGATGACGTAAGCTAATAAATTTTCCATAAATAAATATAAGTATATATTATTAATATAAAATATTTTTTTTAAAAAGTTTCATTAATATTAATGAAAATTTTTATTTTTAATTATTATATTTATTTCTAAAACAATTTAATATATCATACATTACAAGACAATCTATTTGATTATATTTAACTAATTCTTTTCGTTCTTTTAAATCATTATTATTATAATATTTAATAATTGATACTATACTTAAATCACCTGCATTACAATCACTTTTATATTCATGATTAATTAATCCATGACTAAACATATACTTAACATAATCTTTAATTGAAAATCCATAAATATTTCCTTTAATTAAAATTTGTTCTGTTTTAATAATTTTCATTAAATCTACAAATTTAATATTCGTATTAATATTGTGTCTTTTATGAAAAGCGTCCATAAAATTATTTTCTGCATTTGACCAACAATAAATATTTGGTTGATAATTAACATTATATTTTCTTCTAAGATTATTCATTGTATTAATCCAATCTTTTACAATTTTTAATTCTCCATTTAATGTTTTTGTTTCTGAAAAAAAAGAATAATATTCAAAAGTATTATCTGGCATTTTACAATACATTCCAATTAAATAAATCATATCAATATCTGCAACAAAACTATTAATTACTTCAAAATCTACAAAAAATTCTAATTTTGATGGATATAACCAATTATCAATATTTTTAATATTTGCTGGTAAAATTTTTTCTTGGATTTTATCATTTATATTAAATTGAATAATTTTTTTCATAATATCTGCATCCTTTGATTTAATTCTATATTTTGTTAATAATGATTTATTATTTAATACTTTCATAAATGCAGGGTCTTTCCAAGAATAAATATTATTTTCGTGTAACATTTTTTGTGTTACATTACCAATTCCATATAATAAACTAATATCTGAATGTTGTTTTAATAATGACTTTTTAAAATCTGTCCAATCAGTATTTTCATTTTTAGAATAACAAGGCAAATATGTTCTATCCATTTTAAAAATATTTTTATTATCGTTTGAGTAAATATCACGTACCCATTGAATATATTTTAAAATATTTTTTTCATCATTCGCAAGATTATGTGTTAAATTTACAATTTTATTAAAACATTCACCTCTAAAAGTTTTTTTATCTTTTTTAAATTGCCATTTTTCTCCTATTATATATGATTTAGTTAATTGAATTGAACTATAATCATTTAAAATATAATTATCAAATGAGTTCTTCGCAATAAAGTGTTTATGTTTAAAATCATTTGATAATTTTGTTCCATGATTAATATATTTAATATTTTTAAAAATTTTATTGACTAATAAATAACTATTTGTTTCATCTTTTGTTAAATTAACTGGTGGTTGATTTTTATAAAATAATTTATTAAGAACAGAACCGAATACAATCATTGTTGGTGTTGAAAAAATATTATTTTTTTCATTGTATAAACAAGGATTAATAATAACTTGATAACCAGAGTTCATATATTTTCTTGTTAATTCTTCTAAATATTTAGAATAATATGTATTTTTTGGAACTTTGATATATGAAATATTTTTTTTGATACATTCTTTCTCAACTTCATCTAAAAAATGTTTCTTTGTTTTAGTATTTACTTGATTAATTAATTCACTAAATTTATTTTTATTTCTTTGATTTTTAAAATATTTATTACCATATTTTTTTAACCAAGTATCACATTTATTATTAATAGTAAAGTTTTTAATATTTCCATTTGAAATTGGATATTCATAATATTTCTTTACTACTTGATTATTTGTTCTTTGTTTTTTTCTTGGTGGTTCTTCTACTGTTTCTTCATCATCTAAGAAACGTCTTTTTTTATTATTTGTATTTTTTCGATTATGTAATTTTGTTAATTCATTATGAAATTCATATAACTTATGAATATTTTGATTGAAAAAATCTTTATCTCGTTTTACTCTAACCATATTATATCGTTCTAATAACCAATAACTATCTTCTGTTTTTCCTTTTGCGAAGGATGTTTTATTATTTTCAAAATCTGTTTTTGATACATCTTTAAAATCACATTCAAAAAATATACATTCATCTACATCACAAACAAACATTTGCATTTGCATTTGTAAAAAATAGTTAAATGGAACTATACCATCAATTTGTCTTGTTAATGGACACTTAATTTCAATTAATTTAAGTTTTCCGTTTTCAATTGTAATTCCATCTGGTGTAGCACCAATAAAATTAACTTTATCACTAATAACTAAACCAACTTCTTCTACTTGAATATTTAACATTTTTTCTAATACACTAATCGCAACTGGTTCAAATTTTCTTCCATGAAGTGTAAAAATACTATCACTATAACGACTACCATTAACTTTATTATTTAATAATTGTTTTACTGTTCTATATTTATCTACTCCTAAAATAGTTCCAAAATCAGTTGCTGAAATAATTTTATTTCTAGTATCTAACCATTTTTGAGTTTGTGCTTCAATACTTTTAGATACTAAAGTATTTATTCTAGAACGAAGAAAATTCATTTATACTAAATATTTATAAGTTATTTTTATATATTTTTATCAAAATCAATTTTTATAATAAAAATTATTTTTATAAAAGGTTGACTGCCGATTTAATGAATTAAATATTAATATTTTTATAAAAAAAATATATAAACATATAGATATATAAAAATATATAAATATATATAAATATAATGAAACGGAAAAATCCAGATAATTATTCTCAAAATAATAATTTTAATCAATCAAATAAACGCCAAAAGTTAAATAATAATGAGAATACTTTGATTATTCTAGATATGTTAGTTAATAGAATAAATAATTTAGAACAAAATATTATTAGTAAAGTAAATGAAATTGAACAAAGACTTACAAAAATTGAAAAAGAAATCCAAGTTCCAGAATTTAAAAATGACCCTTCTTATTTTTATTAAATTATATAATTAAAAAATTATTATATAATTAGATTTAAAATTCAATAGACATTGCATCATCATTCATTATACCATTCATTGCATTTGTATTTTCATCTTCAATTCCTAATTCTGCCATAATATCACTTATATCAGATGATTCTTTCATTGAATTTTGATTTTCTAAATGAACAGATTGTCCTGTTGTTTTTGCAATATTTGTTTTAATCTCATTTCCAAGATTTGAATTATTTACTGCTTTTAAAATTTCTGATTTGATTACTGGATTTGATTTTAATAATTCTTTAGTTGCATCTTTTGTTACAATATTACCAACAATTCCTTGGGCAATGTGATATTGAACTGCTGAACTTACTAACATTGATGCTAATTTTGCCTCTGGCGGTAAATCTAATTTATCACTATATTTATCATATAATTCTTCTGCAACTGAATCAAAATCACCAGCCTCAATATTCTCTGCAACTTGACTTGACCATCCATCTAATCGGGCCCCAACTGGGTCAAATTTATTATTTAATACTTCCATTAAATATGTAGAAATAGAAATTGTTGATTTAATTGTTGCAACACCTGCACCTAAATTTGCCTCACGTTTTATTGTTTCTACTTCTGCTTGTAAATCTTCTAGTTCTGAATCCATGGTATAATGTCGTGATACTGTAAATCCCTTTTTTTGATATCTCTTTAATAAAGATAATAATTTAACTTTTTTTTGTTCAATTTCTTTTTCATTTAAATCAGAACCTGCATATGATGATACTGATTCATCATCATTACGGTCTCCTGATTCTGAATCATTATCAAATTGAAAACTATTTTTATTATCAAAATTTGGTTGTTCTGAAGTTTCTGATTTGGCTTCAAAATTGTCAAATGATAAATTATTATCAGAACCTGCATCAGATTCATTATCTAATTGGGCTTCAAATTGTGAGACATCAAAACTGTCAACCATCCTTTTTCTTTTATATAATGTTTTATAATATTATAATATTTAATATAATTTAAATTTTAATCTTAATTTATTAATGATTAAAATTATTTTAAAAAGTTTTTTAAAGAAATAGTCTTTGGTTTTTGTTTAGGTAATAATAATCCAAACATATTATCAAGTTCATTCTTTTTATGTTGATTATCATTAGATTTTTCTTTGAAAAATTCATTCTCTTCTAATTGTGGTATTATTGAAATCATTGGTGGATAAATAATATTAATAATCTTTCTATTTTTTCGAAATTCTTCAATTGTTAACATTCCTCCAAATTTTTTTAATGTTTCTTTTACGGGTGCATAAATTAATTCATCTAAATTATTATCATTTGTTAATTGTGCATTCTTTTTATACATTAAATGTAATAATGATTCTCGTTCTTGAATCATACTTTCAATATCAGTTGAATTATAGTTATAAGTTAATGCACAATTAAAACTACAAAAAATACCTTTTACATAAAATTTATCATTCTCATATTTTTGAGGAATTCCAACTGGGCTATTTGTAAAATTATGACAACAATGCCAACAACAAATATTTGTCATTATTTCTTGACGATTTTCTAAATCTTCAAATTCCATTAATATATTACTGATTTTTCGTGTAAATAATTTATCTTCTGTAATTAAATTATATTCTGGATTTTGAATAAATGTATTCTCAATATTTTGAACATTATTATTAAAATTCATATTATTTTGTAAATCAAATGATTCAAATTCAAAATTAGTGTTTGAATTTTTATCAGTTGACATCGCATTTACAAAACCGGTTAAATCAATTGGTAGATGAACAATTATACTCCTTGTTTCAATTTTTTTACTTCTTGTTTCAATTGTTTCGAAGTTTGATATATCAAAAACTTGATTTTCACTTCTTTTCTTTCTTCCTCTTTTTTTTTGAACTGTATTTGTTGGTTTTTGTTCTGGTTCTTTATTTTTACAAGGTCTTCCTCTTTTTCTTTTAACTGGTGGAGTTGCCATAAATAATATTTAATAATATTTTTTATAGAATAATTTTTAATGTATTTTATAAAAAATAGTAAATTATTTTAAAGACTTGATTACATTTATAATATATGATTCATGAATGAGAAACAATATAGAAATTTTTTAGAAATGAAAGAAAGAATGAAGAAAAAAGAATATTATGAATATTATAAGATACTTGAAAAAATATATAAATATATTAATTTCGCACTTCAAAGAAATCAATTATCATTTAAATATGAGGTTCCAAAAGTATTAATCGGAAAAACTAATTATAATCTTAAAACATGTTTAATATATTTAATGAAAAAATTACGTGATGATAATTATAATGTTAAATATAAAAATCCAAATATATTAATTATTTCTTTTGAAAATATATTATTGGGTACAGTAAATAAACTTGAAAGAAGTGATAACCCTCAACAAAGAAAACAAGAAATAAAACCACAACTTGACGTTCCAAAAAGAGAATTTCCAAAATCAGAATTTGAAATCGAAACAAAAAATGTAAGTGTTCCACCACCAATTAAACAACCAAATTTTATTCAACCTTCTTATGTAATGCAACATGAAAATATGAAAACAGTTCAATCATATGATACTGTAAATAAAAATAATAATCAACAAAATCATTCATTTACACAACAAACTCTAATACAAAAACCAAAAGAAAATAAAAAGCAGACAAAAAATTCACCAACTATTATTGATGACCCGGAATTATTAATGATTATTGAAAAAGCAAAATATTTATAAAATTATCAAAATATTTTTAATAATATTAATTCATTTCATTTAATTCATTTGCAGCAGCACAAGTTATTCCTAAACCAAATACAATTCCTGCCATACCAAATGCAAATATTGGAGTAAAAAATATTCCACATATAATACCAGTTCCAACCGCGAATACAATACTACTTGCGATTAGAACATTTGATAAATATTTTTTTTTAAAATTCTTAAAGGACATTATGATTTTATTTTATTAAAAATAATAAAATCATTTTTAATAATTTTTTTATTCTTCTGAATCACTATCTAAAAAAGTAAATCCATTAATTGTTTCTTTTGGATAAACAATACCACTAATTAATTTAATTGTTATTCCTGCTTGAGTTTTATTAAACCATACATGTGAAATATGAATTAACATTTTCATTTCTGTATTATTTATTAATAAAGTAGATAAATCACTAAAAGTCATATCTATTTTATTCTTTTTTGTATCCATAATTTTTGTTTTTGGTCTATCAATTGTTTTTTTATCTTTTTGAAGTTTAAAACGAATTAATTTATCATAATCTTCAGTTGAAGATATAACTGATTTAAATTCAAAATTATCAAAGTCAATAAATTTAGAAACTTTTTTATGTTCTTTTAAACATTCAATGATACGATTTTGAATATTCATTAATGTATTTTCAAATTGATTATTATTAATAAAAAATTGCATACTATAATTATCTTGTAAATCAGGTTTGACATCTTCATTTTTAAAATTGGTTAAACCGAAAGGTGATAATAATTTTGGAGTTTTAATTACAAGTTTTTTACGATTATCTTCTGTTTTATATTTAAGATATGAAATATATAGTTTATTACCAATTTTAGTGATTTCTGATAATTTAATATTATCATATACAATTTCGTCTGAATTCATATTTATATATTAATAATATTAAATATATTTTAAATGATTTTAAAACAAGTCCATTACATATGGTTATTTTTTAAAAAATAAATATTTTTATTTATTTTTTATTTTTTATTTTTTTATAAATTATAAATTTTACAGAACTATTTATTCATCATCCTCGGATTCAACTTCCTCCTCCTCCTCCTCCTCTTCCTCTTCCTCTTCTTCTTCTTCTTCTTTTTCTTCCTCCTCCTCTTCTTCTTCATCATCATCATCATCTAATAATTCTAAATTAGAGACAGTTGTTTTTGGAAATGTATTTGCATGAACTAATTTTAATGCAACACCAACTCGACCACTAATTACCCAAAGGTGTGATACTGATATTAACATTTTCATTGTTGTGAATTTTGGTAATACCTCTTCAATGTTTTCATAAGTTAATTCTACAAATTTCTTTCGTGAAGAACACTTTGTTGTAATATCCCCAGTTTTGAAATCAGTCATAATTTTTACTTTTAATGATGGTGGATATACCTTTCCGTCCTTTGGTGGTGATTGTCGAACACTAGGTGTATATTTATTATTCTCAATCTCTTCACATAGTTCGTCAGATGATTTCTTCTTATTCTTTTTATTTGTTGTTTTAACTCCTAATAAGTCTAACCATACTTTTGATTTTGATAAAGTGTCACAAATCTTCCCATCTAAATCTTCAAAGAATTTTCGTAGAACTCCAATTTTTTCATCATCCTTATCATCAAGTGATACTTGGACATCATATTTTGGAATCTTTCCACTTGCAATTACTTCATCTTTTTTAAATGATTGTGCTCCAAAAGGTGTAAACATTTTTGGTGTTTGAATGTATAATCTATCGTAAGAACCATTTTCTAATTTATAACGAAGTGGAACATATACTGGTCCTGCGTTCTTTGGTTTCTTTAAATCGACAATTTGTACTCTCTTAACATCTAAGTCTGCTACTTTTTGGATTAATTGTTGGCTAGACATGGTTATGGATTGTTCTGTTATTTTCTGATATATTTTATAAAAATCAATTTTAAAAATTTTTTTTATTTTTTTTATTTTTTTATGTTTTATTTAACTGGTGCTACTGGAATTGTATCCCAATTAAAAAATACCATCATATATAAACTAACTATTACAATAAATAATCCAAAATATAATAATCGATTTTCTATAAGAAATATCTTTAAGAAATTATTAATGTTTGAATAATTCTCTTTCTTAAATAAATCATTTACAATTAAAATAAGAGAATTCGCAATATTTTTCATTATTGTTGATAATGGTAAATCAAAGAAGTTTCTTTTATCTATTTCTTGTTGTTGGTCTGTTTGTAATACTTCTTTTGGTATTGTATCATAAATTTTATTATATATTGGTTCATAACTAATATTATTTTGAAAAATTCGTCGTTTTCTTTTATCTTTATCCTCTTCTGCAATAATATCGTTGAAGCTGGGGAGTGTAAAAACCATATTAAATAATTATATATAATACATAAATATAATTTTATTATTATTTCAATTATTTAAAATAATAATTTATCTTAAAATTTCATTTCCTTTTTATGATATACATGTCTTTCATCATTAATAAAATTATAAACATTAACAATACGATTAACTTGATTATTTAATATTTGTTCTCTAATTTGTGCATTATTAATTAATGCTTCAACGAGTAATCCAATAAAAATATTTTTCTTATTTAATGGAATGACTAATTTATATTTATCACCATCTTTCTCACACATAAACGAATGTTCTACTTCACATACTTCTCGAATATTATTTTCTTGAATAAATGGTAAATATTTATCATAATTAATTAATTCCGGTTCTTTAAATATAATAATATTATCAACAATATCTTCTATTGTTTCTTTTAATCTCATTTTACTTTCATAATTATTTTTAATAATTAACTCTTTAATAATTGCATGTTGTAATTCATTTGAATCAATAAAATAAGAAAATTCTAATATTAATCGATTGTATATTTCAAAATCGTATTTTTCTTTTAAGAAATCAATATCTATTTTTGGCATTGTTTTATTATAAAGAGCATTATTGATTTTAAAATATAATTTATTTTCACTTACTATGAATTTTTTATGAATATTATTATTATATCTAATCGGTTCTGCAATTGGAATAATTAATTTATTTAATAATTCAACACCTTCAATTTTTTTATTATCTTTATCTAAAACAATCTTTGTAAATTCAAAATTTTCATCTTCAATATCATTTGAAAACTTATTATAAAATGCGATTGTTTCTTTTAAAGGTAATAAATATTTATTAATATCACTCTCATCTGTGATATACATATATGGTTTATCTATAAAAAATTTACTAGGTGTTGTTGGAATTAATTTATTTGATTCAGTTAATATAAAGATACATTTATTAAATATATCAACAATTTGTTTTTTTGGTTTATAATTTGTATCTTTTAATTTTTCTAACATTTTAACATTAATTGGGGTTTCTTGTGAAAAATTATTTACCCATAATCCAATGAATTTTAACATATCTTTAATTACTAATAAAAATTGTGCATTAATATGTTTTTTATTATATATAAATAATGGATTTGAATTAGTTGATGAAATAATATAATTAATCATCTTTTTTGTTGGATATTTTAATATAATTGGTTCCATTTCTCCAGATTCAAATTGATAAATAAATGCATAATCTTTTTTCGGAGAATAATATTCTAATATATCAATTGATTTATATGTTTGTAAAATAACATCTTCTTCTGTTGTTTCAAAAATAAATAAATTAATACCATTTGGATATTTTTTAAATAATTTAGGAGATGAAACAATATCAACAATCCATTCTGATTCGACTTTATCTGTTTTAAGATAATTAATATAATTTTCAATTGTTTTAAAACGAATAAATAATTTTCCACCATTTAATGATTTAAATAAATTATTATTTGTTTGTAATTGTTTTTCAATTAATGATATCACTTTATCATTATCCATTTCAACCATTTCTGCAATAATACTAATTAATACATCTTTACTTTGTCTCATACCTTTCATTACAAAACCGGGTGATTTTAATAAATTAGATTTAAAATTTGTAAATAATGGGTTTTGTATTTCATTCTCATTTCTAATATTATATAAATTTGTATAATTATTAAATAGATTATGTAATAAAACTGGTAATTTCCCATAAGTTCCTGATTTATTTGCACTAGTGGTTGTTGAAATATAATTTTCTGCACGTGTTTCTTCTTCAACTGATTTTAAATAATCATTCCAAGACATTTTCCCTTTACAAAAATTCATATTTCTTACATATTTTTTATCAAGTGTTAATTCTCCTGTTTTTGCATCTTTATTTGGAACAAAACAACAAGGTTGACATACAATATTTCTAATTTTTGAATCACTATAATTAAATTTATTTTCATAATTAATATCTAAGAAACCAACTAATGTATGATTTTTATCATCTGAATAATTTGGACAAGATATTGATTTTCCTTTATAAGACATTGTTGATTGAATTGCATTATTATGTTTATCATGTCTTGTTAATAAATCAACATTCTTCTTAAAATCTTCAATATTTAAACTTGACTCAACTGTTTCATCTGATTTTAGTGGGTCATAAATACTTTCAATTGAAATAATATTTGAATTTATTTCATCAAAATATGTTTTAAGATATTTATTAATTGTTTTTAAAGAGTTAATTGAATGTGTATTTTTAAGATTACTATAAATATATTTCTTTTGTTTATCTGTCCAATCATTTGTTAGGTGATATGTTAGAAAATGAATAATATTTTTAATTGTTTTCTTATTTTCAATATATTTCTCAACATTCTTTAAATCAAATATATTAATATATTTATTAACTAATTCTGGATACTTTTTATTATCAAATATTAATAATATTGTATCTTTGATTTTATCAAGTGAATCTTTTGAAATATCAATATCAAGTTCTGAAATTATTTTTGATTGAAAATTATTATCTTCTAATTTATAAAAAATAGTTTCTCTTTGATAGAATGAAATTAAATATTTTAACATATTGATTTTTGGAATATTCTTTTCGGATTTTAATAGGTTATCTAAAATTTTTAATGTTTCTCCTCTTTCATCAGGAATCATTGATTTCTTTATTTTTAAAATTATTTTTTCACAAATCTCTGTTTTTTTCATTTTAAGTGTATCAATATCATATAATGATGCGATTTTCTTTAAAGCTTTAATTTTATAACCTTGTTTTCCAATTTCAGTTGAATGTGTATTATTACAAAATGCAAGACTCATTTTTTCTGGATATAAACTTGGTTCATTTTCCATACCCCAATTTTCATAAATATCTTTTGAATATTTTTTAACTGGAACTGTTCCTCCTTTTTGTTCTTTGGATTTTTTCTTATCTGCATCAATCTTACATTTTACTTTTGAGAAATCTTCAAACCGTTTTAATTCATATTCTTTATCATAATTAATAATTTCTGGGTCTACTTGTGTCATATCTGTTCCCATTGGTTGTCTTTTCTTTTGACATTGTTTTGAATATTGTGATTGTGCCGGTGGTATATTACAATTTAAACATTCTTTTGTTTTTGGATTATCACCACAACTTGAACATTGTAATTTTAATACTGGATATACTGTTTGTAATCTATGTAAATAAGACATCACTGATTGTGGATGTGTCTGTTTATATTTTTTACGTTGTTTATCAATTTCTCCCTTTAACTTATTCTTTCTTTTTGTTAATTTTGATTTTTTCTCTCGTAATTCTTTGATTTTTTTCTTATCTGTTATTTTTGATATTTCTTCATCAATTTCATTGATTTCGTGTTTACATGCCATATTTTCTTGTTGGTTTTCTGTAATAATTTGTTTTTTAAACATTACTTTCTCTTTTTGTTCAGATTCATCATATAAATTACAGATTTTTGAAATTTTTTGTATCTCTGGTGTCATTTTCTTAAATGCAATAGATTCCATTAAGTTAAATAATCTATATATAAAATTTTTCATTATATTCCAATCTTCATATGTTCTTAAACCCATAACTGTAATTTTATAATTATATAAATGATGTTCTGGGTCTTTCCATTCTTCTGGTTCTTTAATATTAAAATATAATCCATAACTTGATGGTTTAATTGAAAATGTTTTATATTTTTGTTTATAACTTTCATATATTGCAATAGATTCATCAATAGATTTATCAAATACACTCATAAGACTTGAAATAATTGTTTTTCTAATTTTATTATCATTTAAATCATCATTATCTTCAAGTGCAATATTATGTAAATAATAAATAAATCTATCGGTTATATCATTAATGCCAATATTATTAATTCTAGTATAACGGAAATTATTTTTTGTTACATCAAAATCTTTATTAAAATATACACCCATACATTTATTTAATTTCTCTAAAAATACATACATTTTATCTTTATCAAGTTTGGATTGTAATTTCATATAAAAGTTCATTGAACTAATGCCAGTATTTTCATTTTCTTTTGTTAATTTAGAATTATCTAAACTTAATTTTTGTAATGAAAGACCAGAAAAATTAAAAATATTGATACTGTTTAATCTATCAACTAATTCATTAATTCTTTCTTTGATTTTTAATAAAACATCTGTTCCAATAAATTTTTTAACTTCTGTATCAATAACAATGTTTGCTTCCATTTTCATATTTTCATATAGATTGACTTGGAAATATAAATCTTTCTCATTATAATTAATAATATCATTGAATTTAATACGGAAATTAATATTATTTTTACTATAAATCATCCAATCTTTATCTTTAAGTGTTGTTTCAAGTGGTTTCCACATTTTTTCTAATAATACACCTTCTTTTGAAATATATGAACTTAAATATGGTATAGTTTCATCTAAATCAAATAAATGATAAACGTTTTGAAATAATACTGAAATATTTGTATCGTTATTATCATTGATTTTATAAAAGACTTTATTTGAATATTCTTCACTGATTGATTTTGTTGATACTTTCTCAAAATTATCAATTAATTTTTCATAGTTTTTATATTTATCACCCCAATTAATTAGAATATCATTCACTGTATATTTTTCATGGTCTCTATTAATATATTTTTCTAATATACAACTTTTTATATCATAACTCATATCGTGTTTGATAAATTTTAAGAAATAGTTTTCAAAATCAACGAATGGCCAATATAATTTTGTATAAACACCAAGACATTTTGTTGGATATTTTTTAGAGTATAATGCTACTTCTGGAAAGTAATATAAATCGATTGATAATTTCTTTGTTAAATCAACATAGTTATTTAATAATAAATAAGAGTCATTTTTGATATATTTATAGTATTTAACATCTACATCTTTAACCATATTTAAAAATAGATTTAATTTATTCTTTCCTTTAACTAATACTTCTCTATTAATTTTATCAATATTTACATATGGGTCAGTTATTTGAATTTTTTCTGTTTTTGATATTTCTAATTCAAGAGGAATTTGTTTTTGTTGAAAATCAATAAGTGAATATCCAAAAATATCTTTATTATTATGCATATGAAATAATTCTGGAAATGGATAAATATCATTGAAATTTTCATAATTTCTAAGAGAAAAATATTTTGTAAAGAAATATATCTTTTTACAATTATGACATATCATAATATTTTTAGGTTGTTCTCCAATAACTTTTGTATTCTTAATTGAACCACCATTTTGTTCTAATGATGGAGTCATTAATGAATCTAATTCATTAAGATAATCAGCATCACTTAAATCACTAAAATCAATATCATTTAGCATTTCATCAATATCTTCCATATCTTCTTTTTCTTCTATTAGTTCTTCTTTCATTTCATTATCTTGTTGTTTCTTTACCTTTGATAAAATTCGATTAACAAATACTTCTCTTGTTTTTATTATTTCATTTGTCTTCATTGTACTACCATCTTTGAAACAGTAAAAACATGTTGTTTTTTGTTTTTTACTATCTTCATCAATTTTTATCTTATCGAATAAGTATAATGCTAATTTTTTCTTAATATAATCAATTGTATCATCAAAATTAACAGTTAATTTAATTGTATTTGTAATTCTGGTTTCAATTGGTTTATCAAAATCTTTATATTTTTTATATAAATTATGTTTTTTAAGATATTCTATCGCATCAACATCATTATTATGTAATAATGAATGAATGTTAAAATAAATATTAACTTTCTTCATATAATATAATATATAACTTTATATATTATATTTATTATAATAATTTTTGATATTTTTATTTTTTTACTAAAATAATTATTCTTCCATATCATATGATGCAACAATAAATCGAATATAACTATTTTCATATTCATACTTATTAAATAAATAAGTAATTCCTACGGCACCACCTGTTTCTTTAATATCAAGTAATACTTTATTTGAAAATTTATCACATCTTATAAATTCAGATAAATGTTTTGAATCTAATCTAACTTTAATTTCTTCATCTTCTTCGTGAATAATTAATTTTTTTAATTTTTCTTTATTCTTTTTAACTTTAGTTGTCATTTTATTTGTTTCATTTACTGTTTCCATTATAACAAAATCTGTATTTTGTTTTGCTGAAATTAATATTTTTTCATCAAACTTACTTAGTTTTTTAACATTTGTAGAAAAGAATGAAGCGTCAAAAATAATATGTGATGTAAATTCATTATCAAATTCCATTTCTTCATCTTCTGAATCATATAACATTGGAACTTTACATTTATTAAAATCTCCATCTTCATCTTCTGGGTCAAAAGAAATTACATTTATACAATCTGATTTGAATTCCATTTTTAAACTTAATTCATTTGAATATACCGACCGTAATGCTAATAAAAAACTTTCTGTTGTTATTTTTACTTTTTCTGGGTTTGTTAATGTTGATTCTTCATATGGATTTTGTAAATCTAATGTAATTAAAAAACAATGTGTAATATCAAGTGTATTAATTTTTATTGAATCTGTATTAAATAATATAGTTAAAGTCTCTACTGATTTTTTAAATATATCAATAATATGAATAATAACATCATCTTTAAGAATAACAAAAGAAGTTGTCTTTGATTTTTTAGGCATATTTATAATTCTATATAATTTAAAATTAATAATATAAATCAATTTTAAAAAAAATATTATTTATTCTTCCTCTTCCTCTTCCTCTT